CTGGCGTCGCCGGCGGGAGCACGCGCTTACGTCCGATGCAGGCGGTCGCATCGAGAACATGGATGATGAGGGGCTGAAGTTCTTCGCGAAGCTGCCGCACGTCAAGTTGCTGATCGATGCCAAAGAAGCTGAGAGGATTGGTCTATGATCCCCCAAACACTCGAAGACGTTCCGGATCTCGTTCCCGATCCGAAGTCTGGCGTGCTCATTTCAGCGGGAGGGCGGGATAAGGGGCCGAATGTCGGCAAGCGCCTGGTGCATGACACCGAGATCATGGAGGTATCCTACGAGCAGGAGAAAAGGCCACAGGCTGTCTCGCGCATCGTGGACACGCTCAGCTCGCTGCATCGGGCCAAGACGATCCTCGACGCGCCCTACGTCGCCGGAAAGCGCTTCCAAGAGGCATTCGACCGTGCCGCGCTAGAGAAATGCGCAGGGATGCGCTTCGACGGCCTTCCCGGCGGCAATTCATCCGATCCGTCTCGCCCGCAAGCTGTCATCGATGCTCGCCGCGAAGTGTTCGATGCCATGGATGCACTCGGTGGCTATAAGTCATCCTGCGGGATCGCGGCATTCTGGATCATCGGCATGCGGTGGTCTATCCGACAGGTTGCTGAGCGGGAGCCGGTAAAGCGCGTGCATGTATGGACCGGCGTCTTGATGGGCAGTCTGGACGTACTCGATGCTTTCTACGAACAGCGCGATAATCGTAGTAGAAGGCGCTGATATAGTTGTTGACGCCCGTGTGTCACACAAGGTATAGACATCAGCAATCCTAGAAATTGTGCCTGCTCTTGTCCTGCGTGTCGCGGGCGAGCGGGATAATGCCTTCCCGGCGCAAACCTCAATCTCATACGCATCCCGTGACCAGACGGTTCAGGCGTCGGGAAACCCGATCAGAGGTAGATCATGGACCCGATGAGCGCGCCTTCGGGCGATGATCCGCAAAGCCAAGTCTCGGCCCTCGGACAGCAGATCGTCCAGGCCGCATCGAAACTCTCCCCGGACGATCTCTCAGTCCTGATGCGCGGTATCTCTCCGGAAGCCCTGGAGGTCATGGAGAAGATCCCGGACTTAGGACCCTTCGCCGACTTCGTTGAGAACCAGGGCGGCAAGAGCGATCCTGACGATCAGAGCGGAATGCCCGGTAAGCGTCCAGGTGTTGCAATCGTCATCGGTGTCGGTCGTCCCCGTGATCCGAGAGCGGATGTAGCGCAGGCTGCGGCTCAGCATGGGTTGAAGTGACCGGATATCGCCAGTATAGGCCCGCAACGTTCATTTCAGGCGGTATTGAGCGCATAGAAGTCAATTGAGGCTGCGCCCATCCGGCTCGCCAAAGATCGACCAAGTCCGCGTTGGGGCTATCGTACTTATAAACACCGATAAACATGTGCCAACCATCTCCAGGCGGAGCATCAGAGCAGGGCGCTGACTTCTTGGAAGGCTGGGGAAATAGACCGATCATTTCGTTGCCTCCTGTAGCTTAGCAATCGCGCTGAGAAGTTTAACCGCATAAATCGCATAGCCCGGCACTTTGGTCTTTCCGCTCACCCATTCGCTCACCGTGGATGGTCTAACGCCAAGACGTTGGGCAAATCTGGCTTGAGACAGGCCAAGATCGATCAGAGCAGACTTGAAATCCTTGCCTGTCACTTGCGCTCACCGAATTTATACCGGCGCTCAGTATAACGGTTAGCCGAAGTTTGGACAAGGAAATGCCGCTCAACGCCAAACACCGCGCCTTCGTCCGCGAATACGCCATTGATCGCAATGCGACCCAGGCAGCAATCCGCGCCGGTTACAGCGAACACACTGCCAAGCAGCAGGGCTCACGCTTGTTGACCAATGCTGACATCCTCGATGCGGTCGAGAAGACGCAGCAAGAGCATGCTGAGAAGTGTGGAATCACCATTGAGCGCGTTACCGAAATGCTGCTCGAAGACCGCAATTTCGCCCGCCAGTTGGAGACGCCCGCTGCCGCAGTTTCAGCCTCTGTCGCGCTCGCCAAGCTTCATGGCTTGGTCGTTGACAAGACGCAGCATAGCGGCGCGGTTGGCGGCATAGGCGAGTTGCTAGATGCAATCGACGGCAGATCGCGCGGACTTCCAAAGGGCGGTTGACCAGTTCTCCGACTGGCGCTGGCGGCTGAACAACCTCTATTGGGTTCTGGACAAGGAAGGCCGACGCTGTAAGTTCCAGATGAATTGGGCGCAGGAAAGTCTCTTCGATGAGATGCACTTCCTGAACCTGATCCTGAAAGCTCGTCAGCTCGGGTTCACGACATTCATCCAGTTGTTCATGCTGGATGCCTGCATATTCAACTCGAACATCCGCGCCGGTACGATCGCTCACACGCTGGGCGACGCGGAAACGATCTTCCGAGACAAGATCAAGTACCCGTACGAACAGTTGCCGGATCAGCTTCGCAAAGCGCGCCCAGCATCGAAGGACACGGCCAAGGAACTGGTCTTCGCGAACAACTCATCCATCCGGGTGGGCACATCGCTTCGGTCAGGAACGCTTCAGTACCTCCACGTCAGCGAATACGGCAAGGTCTGCGCCAAGTTTCCGGAGAAGGCGCGAGAGATCAAATCCGGCGCGCTGAACACCGTCCAGGCTGGTCAGATCGTGTTCATCGAGAGCACGGCAGAGGGCCAGGACGGGCACTTCTTCGAGCTGTGCGAGACTGCGCAAAGCCAGCAGCGGACAGGAGTGCCGCTGACGGAACTGGACTTCAAGTTCATGTTCTATCCGTGGTGGCGCGAGCCTGGATACCAGATCGATCCAGCTGGCGTCGTCATCCCGTCATTCTATGGCGAGTATTTCGGGCGGCTGAAGGCCGAACACGGCATCGAACTGACGGACGCTCAGAAAGCCTGGTACGTCAAGAAGGCCGAGCAGCAGCAAGAGGACATGAAGCGGGAGTTTCCATCGACTCCCAAGGAAGCGTTCGAAGCCTCGGTTGAGGGTGCCTATTACGGCAAGCAGATCGCCGAGGCTGAGCAGCAAGGCCGGATAGCATCGTTCGAGTTCGATCCCACGACCGAAGTCCATACGGTGTGGGACATCGGCATGGGCGACGATACGGCGATCTGGTTCTTCCAAATCGGCCGCAAGCAGATACGCATCGTCGATTACTACGCCAACAGCGGCGAGTACGCTCCGCATTATGCCGAGATCCTGAAGGAAAAGGCGCGGGTCCGAGGCTTCAGATACGGTCGGCACTGGCTGCCGCATGATGCCAAGGTCCGCGAGTGGGGATCTGAGCGCACGCGGGTTGAAAGCCTGGTCAAGCTGGGCGTGCAGCCAAGCCTGGTGCCGGATCACACGGTAGACGACCGGATCAACGCGACGCGCATCGTTCTGGCGCAGTGCTGGTTCGATGAGGAATACACGACCGAAGGCCTTAAGTGCCTGAAGGCGTACCGCAAGGAATGGAACGAAAAGCTCGGCACCTGGTATGAGCGGCCCCGGCACGATTGGGCGTCGCACGGTGCGGATGCGTTCGGCTACTTGGCGATGGCGTATCGGGAAATGCGCCCCGAGAAGCCCGAGATCAAACCCTACGACTATCAGAACCAGGTCATAGCCAGCATCGTCGGCGACCCGACGAAGAAGCACATGGCGGGGAAGATAGGATTCACACCTAACATACCCGTCATCAAGCGAGGATAGATTGAGCCAAGACGGGATTGTCGATCAGTCCGGAACTGCGGAGAAACCGTCAGACTTCGGCACTGGCGACGCGGCGATCTTCAACCGCTACTACACGCAGATCAAAATCTATGATCGCCGCGTACGTGGCTGGCATGATGGCGTCGAGAAGATATTCAACCGCTATCGCAACAAGGGCGTCAACACTGACGCGCGCGATGATAACGCCTACGCCGGGAAGCGGTATTCGCTGCTCTGGTCCACGATCCAGACCGAGATGCCGGCGCTGTTCACCAACGTCCCGGTTCCCGTGGTCGAGCGGCGGTGGAAGGACAATGAGGATCTTACGGCGCAGGTCGCTGCGGAAATCCTCAACCGGGCGCTGATCTACGTTCTGGATCAGGCCGAGTTCAAGCCCGCCATCGAATCGGCGGTGTTCGATTACCTGATGTCCGGTCGCGGTCAAGTATGGCTGCGCAAGGAAGTGAAATACGGCGATCCGATCACGCCGCTCGATGCGCCCGCTAACGACCAGGGCGACCAGACCAACGGCGACGAGCAGCCGGTTCTATCGGTGCAGGATGAATATCTCTGCATCGATCCGGTCATGTGGTGCGACTTCGGCTATAACCTCGGACGCAACTGGAAAGAGGTTAACATCGTCTGGCGCCGGCTCTACATGGACCGCCAGCAGCTCGTAGCGCGGTTCGGTGAGAAGATCGGCAATCTGGTCGATCTGGACTTCACCCCGCAAGGCGTCTCGGGCGACAACAACAAGCCCAATGATGAAGCGCCAAGCCTGTTCAAGCTGGCCACCGTCTATGAGATTTGGGACAAGAGCACGAAGAAGGCGACATGGATCGCGCTGGGATATACCGCCGGCCCGCTGGACGTTAAGGACGATCCGCTCGGGCTGAAAGACTTCTTCCCCTGCCCGCGCCCGATCTTCTCCAGCACCGACACCACAAGCCTGATTCCGCTGCCCGACTACCTGATGTGGCGCGACCAGGCCGAGGAAGTCGATACGCTGACCGCCAGGCTGCACCGGCTCATCCGGGCCTGTCAGGTCAGGGGCGTTTATAACTCGCAGTTCGCCGATCTGGCGCGCATGTTCGATGACGCACTGGAAACTGACCTAATCCCGGTCACGAACTGGATGGAGTTCGCGCAGACGCAGGGACTGAAGGGTAATATCGATTTCGCCCCGCTCGATGACATCGTTGCCACGATCGGCCAACTCTATACTGCCCGCCAGCAGGCCAAGGACGATGCATCGGAAATCTCCGGCGTGGCTGACATCCTGCGCGGCGAGAATACAGGGCCGGAAATGTCAGCGACCGAGGCGCGGATTTCAGGCCAATATGGCACGCTGCGCTTGCAGGACCGCCAGGGCGAAATACAGCGCTTCTGCCGCGATGTTGTCCGCATGATGGGCGAGTTGATCGCCGAGGGTTTCTTGCCCGAGACATTGCAGGCGATGACCGGCTACGTACTGCCGACACCGGCTGAGAAGATGCAGGCGCAAGGATTGATCCAGCAGGATCAGCAGTACCAGCAATATCAGGCGCAGCAGCAGGCCGCTCAAGCCCAACAGGCTCAGCAGCAGCCTCCACAGCAGGCGCAAGCCGCATGATGAACATGGGACCGCAGGCAGCGCCTCCTGGTGCGCCGCAGATGCCGCAACCGATGATGGCCCCGCCGCCTCCGCCGCAGCCGGTTGATCCGCAGATGCTCCAGAAAGCCCAGCAGGCAGCGCAGATGCCGACATGGGACGACATCATAGGCCTGTTCCGCGATGACCGGCTGAGATCGTTCCGCATCGACATCGAGACGGATTCGACCATTGCCGCCGACGAACAGGGCGATAAGCAGGCTGTAACCGAGTTCATCGACATGACCGGGCGATTCCTCGGGGAAATGCTGCCGCAGGTTCAGCAGCTTCCGGAATTGGCCCCGCTCGCCGTCGAACTGCTCAAGACGGCATCGCGCCGGTTCAAGACCGGACGGCAGCTTGAAGTGGTGATCGATGAGTTCGCGGACAGTATATTGCAGAAGGCAGCGCATCCGCCGGCCGCACAGCCCGATCCGAAGGTTGTAGCAGCCCAGCTACTGGCAAACGCCAAGATCCAACAGGGCGAGGCGCAAATCCAGATCGAGCGCGAGAAAGCGCAGTCGAATGCCGCGCTGAAGCAGCAGGAAGCCGCCGCGACGATGGGGCTCAGACAGGCCCAGGCGCAGGCCGACGCACAGTTGGAAGCCGCGAAGGCATCGACCGATGCCGAGATTGCCGCGTTCAAGGCCGCGCATTCGACAATGCCGAGGGTGATGTGATCGACTGGCGCGCAACCTTCCGTGATCCCCTAACGATCACGGAGAAGGAAATGGGCCGCTCGCGGTTCATCTATGACAAAGACCTCGGCTGCATGGTCGAGATCACCGCCGGATCGAACCGCGCGGAGCCTGAAAAGCTCGTCGGTGCATCGAACCTGATGCGCGATCTGGACAACTACAACGCGGTCGGTATCCAAGACCCGCATAAGCCGCCGGGACACACGCTCATCATCACCAAGGGACGCCGCCAGCACCGCGACGAGTTGCGCGCCCGTGGATTGATGGAAGTGGGCAACGAAAAAGGCTCATACGCCGACAAGCCGAAGATGCCAGACGCCGCGCCGATGGTGCGCGAGGCTTTGGCGCGGGCCGGGTATTATGACGGTGCTCGGTCGTTTCGCGAGATGCGGAGGCAGGGGCGATGATCTTGGGCCTGATCGTGGGTGTCACCATCGGATTGTTCATTGGCCTCTCATTGGGAATTTTTATCTGCGTGGGCGATATCATCGTTCCGCTCGGCCCCGGCGGCCCATGGCTTGATATTCAGCCGCCGCCGCCTCCACCAGTTCCGCCAGCACCTAAGTTCCGCCCGTGCTGAAGGAACTGCGCAGGCATGGCCGATAAGATGGCGCGAGGCAACGCTTGGAAGCCGATAGAAACGCTCCCGAATGACAATCGGATGGTGGTTGTAACTGGTCCGGGCTTCTTTAGTGATATCGTCGGGCGCGCATGCAAGGTTCATGAAGTGCTAGACAAGTTCGCCATAACCGCGTCGCACTGGAACTTTTCGCGCCAACCTCAGATCAGGCGCTGATTCGCGGCAAGTTTCCGCCCGCAAGGGCACATCTAGAGAAAGTCCAAAATGTCTGACGAACTCAAGCCCGATCCGGCAACGGATCTGGTAGAGGGCGCTGCTGACTCTGCGGCAACGCGGGACGGCGGCAAAAGCGACATCGCTGCCGATCTTCGGAACGCTCTCACGGGCGAGCCGGACGCGACAGCAAACGGCAGTTCCGCCCATGAGGACATGCGCCGCCAGATCGGCGAGGCATTGGCCCAGGAGACGGGACAGCCCGACGATCAGGCGCAGGACGGCAAGCCCGGACGCCAGCGCGGCCCGGACGGCAAGTTCATCGCCGCCCAGCCCGAACAGCAGGCCGATGCGCAGCCGGTCGATCCGAATGCGCCTCCCGCACAGGAAGCGCCGAAAGGCCCTCCGGCGGCATGGAAGAAGGAACTTCAGGCGCGGTGGAACGAGATTCCCGCTGAGTTCCAGGCCGAGATCCAGCGCCGTGAAGCCGACGTGGAAAAGGGCTTCGAGAAGTACAAGAAGTTCCGCGACCACGAGCCGGTTCTGGACTTCATCGAACAGGCAGCCCCGAAGGTCGGGACGACACCGCAACAGCTTCTGATGCAGTACGCTCAGATTCAGGATGCGATGTTCGATCCGTCTAAGCGGGTTCAGGTATTGGGCGCTATCGCCAAGGCTTACGGGGTCGAGCATGTCTCACCCGAGGTCATGACGGTGGCGCAGGGCGCGGCCAAGACGCTGGGGATTAGTTCGGACCAGTTGGTCGGCAATCTGCTGACCATCGGTCAGGCACTGTACGACCCGAAGACCAAGCGCCAGGCTATCGACTATCTGGTCAAGCAGTTCGGCATCGACATGAATGCCCCGACGCAGGCGCAGGAGCCGGCGTGGGTCGATCCTGACATTGCCGAGCTGCGGAACCAGCAGCAGCAGATCATCAACTGGCAGCGCCAGCAGGAACAAATCGCAGAGCAGGCCGCGCAGCAGTATCAGCACCAGATGCTGAACCAGACGCAGGCCCGCATCAACCAATTCGCCGAAGAAAAAGGACCGGACGGGCAACTGCTCCGGCCTCATTTCCAGGCGGTGATGCCCACTATGGCGGCGAGCATCGCACAAGTTAAAGCCGCCAACCCCTCAATTTCCGATCAGGACGCATTGCAGCAAGCCTACGATCAGGCCGTCTGGGGCAACCCGACGATCCGTCAGCAGCTCCTCAGTGCGCAAATGGCAGCGGATGAATCCAAGCGAAACCAGATCGCCAAGGAGCGCGCGCAAGCTGCTGCTCGTGGCGCGGTTTCGCCAGCGACCGCCAGTCCGCAAGGACCGCCGGCAGCACAGCCCTTGAAGGGCGATATCCGCGACCAGATGCGCGCCACGCTGGAGGCATTTACCACATAGCGACCTGATCCTTTCCGCATGAAAGGATTTCAACCATGGTCACGATCCCGACCTCAACCTGGGATAGCGTTCTCTCCACCACGCTTCAGAATCGCAGCAAGAAGCTGGTGGACAATGTCCTCAACAACGTCTCGCTCCTGGAGCGTCTGAACAACGTGAAGGAAGGCAAGGTTCGAGCCGTCTCCGGCGGTGCGACCCTGCTGCATCCGATGAACCTCATCGAGTCCCAGACCGGTGGATGGTACAGCGGCTACGACGTTCTTTCGCTGTCGCCGCAGGACGGCATCACGGCGGCCGAGTATGCCTGGAAGCAGTCCTACTTCACGCTTCAGATTTCCGGCCTCGAAATGCTCCAGAACTCCGGCCCGGAAGCGGTCATCGACCTTCTCGCCGGCAAGGTGGAGAACGCCGAGTCCGCGATGAAGAACCTGATGGCGACTGGCGTCTATTCGGACGGCACGGCATCGGGCGGCAAGCAGATCGGCGGCCTTCAGCTCCTGGTCTCCGATACAGGCCTGGGCACGGTCGGTGGCATCTCCGCTTCGACCTACTCGAAGTGGCAGAACTACGTGTACAGCTTCGCGGCGAATAGCCAGGTGGCGGGTGCGACGACCATCCAGAACGCCTTCCAGGCAGCGATCCTGAACACGACCCGCAACTCGGACAAGGTGGATATCGGCGTCGCCGACAACATCTATTACGGGTATTTCTGGTCCTCGATGACCGCGATCCAGCGGATTGTCGATACCAGAACTGCGGCTGCCGGGTTCGAAACGCTGTCCTACGCCGGCATCCCCGTCATCTTCGACGGTGGTCTGCGCGGCGCGGCTCCGGCTTCGCACGCCTATTTCCTGAACACCGACTACCTGAACCTTCAGTACCATCGTGACGCCAACATGAAATGGCTGAAGGACCGGCTGCCGGTGAACCAGGACGCCCTGGCTCGCATCAACGTCTGGGCGGGCAATCTCACCACCTCTGGCCGCCAGTTCCAGGCGGTCATCACGGCCTAATCGGAGGACGCAAGCATGACCTATACCTTCACCGGTCCTCAGAACCTCGGCGTCGCCCATCTCCCGACCGATATCTATACGTCCCTCCCGGACGGGATGTTCGTCGGCCAGGTGGTCGAGGCCAAGGACCCGGCCAACGGCTATTGGGGGCGGTTCAAGCTCCTGAAGGGCTGCGCGAGCACGGCGGCTGGCCTGCTGGTCTCCTACAATGGAGCCACGGGCGCCACCGCGATTGCGCCGACCACTGCCAATTCCGACCGTCCGCTGGCGGTCGCAATGTCGGCCAATACGGCAACCACGAGCTACGGCTGGTATCAGACGGAAGGTGTCGCCACCATCCTGAAGACCGCCGTCGCCGTCTCGCCGGACGTGATCCTGTACCTGTCGGCAACGGCAGGCCGGGTCAAGGTCATCCAGTCCGCTGGCCTTCAGATCCTGGGGGCGCGCTCGGCTAACGCCGCGACCGTCACCAGCACCACCAGCACTGTGCTCGTCACCCTGGCGCCTGGGGTTCAGGCGCAGGGTCAGATCACCTGACGATCAACCCGAAGATGCCCCGGTCAGAAATGGCCGGGGCTATTCGCACATGAGGATTTAATGCTCAACGTCGTCACGGTGAACTGGCGCAACTATCAGGGGATGGGCGTCAAATACACCGACATCCTATTCGATAGCGTCCGTCGCAATCTGCCCGAAGGATTTCCGGGGCGGTTCATCGTTTTCACCGACGATACGAGCGAAGAGTACGCGCCCGGCATCGAAGTCCGGGAATTGCCGGTCAACCATCTGCATGGGTGGTTCAATAAGCTGGCGCTGTTCAAAGACGGCCTGTTTCCCGATGGCGATCGCGTGGTCTTTTTCGATCTCGATACGGTCATCACCGGCAAGCTGGACGATCTCGCGGCCTACGATGGCCCGCTCGCCTTGCTCCGCGACTACTACCGTCCCTTCGGTCGCCAGTCGTCCGTCATGGCCTGGGAAGCCGGGAAGCATGGGGCAATCTGGTCGCTCTATGTCGATGAGTCCTATCCGCTCGTCATGGGCGGCGATCAGTCATGGATCGAGGGATTCGAGCCCGCGATATTGCAGGATATCTTCCCCGGCATGTTCGCCTCCTACAAGGCGGATCACTGCCAGTCCGGCCCGAGGAAGGGCGCATCGGTCATCGTCTTCCATGGTCATCCTCGTCCGCATGAGTGCGGCGGCTGGGTCAAGCATGTCTGGACGGTCGGCGGAGGTACCTCGGCGATGCTGGAGAGCGTCTGTAATACCGAGCCGAGCCGGATATTGGAGAACGTGAAGTCGGCTCTATCGAGGGGCTTTCGCGAGCTTCGCTATCTTCCCGCCGGCAAGAATGATGTCGTTATCGTGGGCGGTGGTCCATCGCTCGCCGAGGGAATCGACCGCATTCCCTATGCTCGCGAGGTTATCGGGCTTAACGCCGCAGCAAGTTGGCTGATCGATAATGGCGTTCCCTGCTGGCAGATGATCCTCGACGCTCGCCCCGAAATGTTCGGCATGCTCGACCTGCGCGCATCGGCGCATATCATCGCCTCTCAATGCGATCCGCGCGTTCTTGAGCCGCTGTCGAAAACCACGACGACCATCTACCATTCCAACACTCCGGGAGTAGCAGAACTCCTGCCCAAAGATACCCCGCTGATCGGCGGTGGCTCAACGGTCGGCTTACAGGCCATGGTCCTGGCCTACGTCCTGGGGTTCCGCAAGATCCATCTCGCGGGCATGGATTCCAGCTATCGCGGTAATGAGGGGCATGCCTACCCGCAGCCGCTGAATGATGCCGACGAGCGGATTGAAGTCATCGTAGCCGGTCAGAAGTTCATCGCCGCCCCGTGGATGGCGCAGCAGGCGCAGGAGTTCCAGGAAGTCGCCGCGTCGCTCGCTAATCAGGGATGCGAGATCATTGTTCACGGCGATGGCCTGTTGCCGGCGGTCGCCAAGGAACTCGCCCGCAAGCACAGTCTGGCCGAACAGGGCATCATCGAACCCGATGGCTCTCCGGCTTGCCAGCGTGCGACCGAGATCGCCAAGCGCATGCCGCGCAGCAGAACGATTTACGGAGCGGAGATCGGCGTGTTTCGCGGACATATGTCCCGCCGGCTTCTGGCATACATGCCCAGCCTGAACCTGTTCATGGTCGATAGCTGGGAAGCGCATGACCAGACGGGAGATTACGCCATGTCGGGCGATTTCCATGCTGGGCTCAGTGCTGAGCAGCAAGAGGGCTTTGCGCAGGAAGCCGCCGGCAACGTCGCCTTCGCCGAAAGCCGCCGGATGATCTTCCGCGAACCGTCCGATAAGGCGGCTCACAGGATCGGCGACGGCAAACTGGATTTCGTCTTCATCGATGCCGATCACTCCTACCAGGGATGCCTATCGGACATCGAGGCGTGGCTTCCGAAACTGAAGCCTGACGGGCTGCTCTGCGGCCATGACTACGACAACCCTGAATATGATTTTGGCGTCAAGCGTGCGGTGGATGAGTTCATTGCCCGCACAGGAATGACGTTGGAGCTGGGCGCAAATTATACGTGGTTTGCGCGCCTCAATTCAGCCGTGAAGCTCGCGGCCTAACCAGAGGACTTTCATGGACACTCTTACGGAGGCCCCCGGCGCAACGCCGGAATGGGTCCTGAACCCGCGCGCCGACGAAAACCTGATGACGCCGCGCAACAACGTCATCAGCGCCCGCTTCTTCATGGCCCCCGACCCGCGTCCGGACGAGTTCGGGCAGCAGATCGTCAACGACAAGGGCGAGATTCCCGTGATCGAGATGGTGGAGATCCACAACATCAACGATCCGAAGAACAGCCCCAGCATCCGGATCGCCACCGATCACCACCGCTACAAGCGGCGCGAGGAAGGCGGCTTCCCGGAGGAATACAAGAAGTTTCGTTCCGGCCTGGCGCAGGAAGCGGACGGAACGCCTATTCGGGAATGGCTCGGCGACAACCAGCGTACCAAGAACCTCGCCTCGTTCAACATCTACACCGTGGAACAGCTTGCGGAGGCGTCGGATAGCCTCTGCCAGACGCTCGGCGTGGGCACCTATCAGCTTCGCGAGCGCGCCAAGGGCTTCATCAAGACCCGCGAGAATACCGCGTTCGGCGAGCAGCAGGCGGCGGAAAATGCCGTGCTGAAGCAGCAGCTCGCCGAGATGAAAGCGCAGATGGATCGCTTCTCAGCCGTCGTGGACGCGCACCAGGCGCGGGCGCCGGAACAGCCTGTTCTGGATCATCCGTCCGAAATCCTTCCCGATTCCGATCAACCCCCCGCGCGTCGCGGTCGTCCGCGCGCCAACGCAGGAGCATAACCCATGGCATCCGCAAAGGCTCTCATCGCTGCCGGCATTCCTCCGCTGGCCGCCGATCTTCTCGGCGATACCCCCGGAAGCGTCACGCTGACCGGCACCACGCAGGCAACGGCGGCATCGCTCAAATATTCCCTCAACAACGTCACGGCAGCGGCGTCGCAGACGGGCGGCATCCTTCAGAACAAGAATGTCGGCCACGTCTTCAAGGTGGTGAACACGTCCGGCACAAATGCGACGGTCTATCCGCCCGTTGGCGGGGCGATCAATGGCCTCTCGGCGAATACCGGCGTGACCGTCTCGGCCAACAAGGCCGGGTATTTCGAGGTGATCTCGGTATCGACCTCGGGCGTCGCCAGCTATATGGGGATCGCCTCCTAAATGTCCCTGCTGACCATCGTCCAAAACGCAGCGGCGATGATCAAGCTTCCGGTTCCCACCGCCGTCATTTCAAACAGTGACGCGAATGTGAAACAGCTCCTTGCCCTCTCCAATATGGAGGGGATCGAGCTGAGCCGGAAACGCAATTGGCAGGAACTGGCGAAGATCGTCACCACGACCCTCTTGCCGCAGCAGGATCAGGGGTTGGTGACGGCCGTCCTAGGGTCCGATTACGACCGCATGGTCTCAGGTACGCCCTGGGACCTGAGTCTCATCCGGGAACTGATCGGGCCGATGTCGCCAACGGAATGGGCGGCGGCACTGGCATGGTCGGCGGCGGGACCATATTTCGGCTTCCGGATTATCGACGGACATCTGAACATCTTCCCCGTCCCGCCGGCAGGGCAGAGCGTCTATTGGGAGTACACGTCGGTCAACTGGTGCGCCAGTGCTGACGGAGTGACGCAGCGGTCTCAATGGGCGGCCGATACCGATATAGGTCTTTTGGACGAGACCATGATGACCTACGGGCTCGTGGTCCGATTCAAGTCGGCGAACGGCTTGGATTACACAGAGGATCTGGTTCGATACGAAGATTGCCTGGATGAGCGGGAAGCCTCGGACGGCGGAAATCCGAAGATCGTCAGCATGGGACGGCGGTCCAGATATTGGAACCAGCGCTATCCGAACCTGCCTGACGGCAACTGGCCGACCTGATGCCGCTTCCCATTCCAAGCAGGGCATCTGCGGTCAACGGCGGATCTAGGGGTACGCGGCAAGGCACGTCGCAGCGTTTCCCGTCTCCGGTCGGCGGATGGAACGTCTATGACTCTATCGCCTCGATGGACCCGGTCTATGGGCTCATCATGGATAATGTCATTCCGACGACCTCGGATTGCACTATCCGCAAAGGCTACACGTCCTTCGCCACCGGCATGAGCGGCAATATCGAGACGCTGTTCGGCTATGGCGGACTGACCTCGCAAAAGCTGCTCGCGGCCAATGGCGGGAATATCTACAACATAACTGCCGGCGGCGCTGTCGGGGCTGCTCTGGCGACAGGATACACCAGCAATCGCTGGCAATATACCAATTTCGGGACCTCTGGCGGTCAATTCATCTTCGCCTGCAACGGCACGGATACGCCGTGGACCTATGACGGATCAGCGATCACCGCCAGCACGATTACCGGAGTCACCAAGGCCGATATCATCAATGTCTGCGCCTACCAGAATAGGCTATTTTTCGTCCTCAAGAACTCCCTGTCGTTTGCCTATCTCCCGCTCAAGGCGATCACCGGAGCGGCGGCGACATTCGACCTGTTTTCGCTGTTCCCGCTCGGCGGCCATATCGTCGCCATGTCAACGTGGAGCCGGGCCGGACTGACCCAGCAGCAGGATCTGTTGGTCATCCTCACCAATATGGGTGAGTTCGCAGTTTACCAGGGCACAGACCCGAGCGATGCGACCGCCTGGGGTTTGCAGAACCGGGGCAGGATCGGCATCCCGGTCGGCTATCGCTGCATGCAGCAGATCGGGGCCGATCTCTATATCGTGTGCCAGGATGGCTTGATTGCCCTGTCCGAAGTCCTCTGGCTCAACCGCGTCGATACCACGAAGGCGATTTCGCAGAAGATCGGCACGGCCATCAACTCGGCTGCGGAGATGTACGGGACTAACTTCGGCTGGCAGATTTTCCTCTATCCGAGGGGCAATCTCGTCATCGTCAACATCCCGCTCTCGGAAAACCAGAATATCCAGCAATACGTGGTCGATACGGTCACGGGCTCATGGTGCAGGTTCAAGAACATCAATGGTAATTGCTGGGCCTTGCTGAATGACGAGCCTTATTTCGGCGGTACGGACGGCAAGGTTTATAAGTGGGATACCGGCTATTCGGATAATGGGTCGGCGATCACCTGGGAAGCGCGGTCGGCATTCCTGCTCATGGGCGATCCCGGGCTGAACAAGCTGTGGACGCTGGTTCGTCCGATCTTCCGCTATGCCGGAACGCCGGCCATCACGTCAGTCCTGGAAACTGACTATCAGCTATCTGTGCCGGGTGCGCCCGC